TCGAGCATTTGCTGGAGTCGTAATGCGATTCGAGTCTGATTGATACGAGGATGACCATATATTCGTCCTCGGTCTCCAATGATGTCAGTAGCTGATAATAGGACTTCACTTGCTTTCACACTCGCACCCTTTCCTTTGTCTCGTAGTAATCTCTAACCGCTTTGCGGCCTTTAAGATATCCCACGCGAATGCCGACCATACGGCCTAGATGAAAATATAGTGCGGATAAGACAATCATGGCAACCAAGTCGCCTAATGATGGATCGAACATTTTGCTCCCTTATCGGTTTGTTGGCCCGATAAAGCAAGAATGACAGATTGCTAGGCTAGGTCAATCATATTTTGATAACGAAACGGTAACGATTCTGAGTCGTCGATATGGTCATCGATGTCTCTGTCTAACTCGTTATCTAGGTCGTCCATAACGACGGCCGTGGACTACAAAAGTCCCATCCTTTTCTAAATTGATAATGCTTACCTGGCTACCTTTGGCATCCTCTTCGACAATGATAAAAGCCTGTTGCCAGTTCATCTGCCCTTTCGTGTATGTGGCCATTCGGGTTTCCATGAGGTGTCCGCCTTCGTAGCCTCTAAGAATACGACTTATCTTGCCACCAGAAGATTCGGAAAATTGTGAAAAACCAGCACGATGCGTGTGACCACAAATGGTCGAAATACCTGCCCTACGGGCGCTCTCCAAGGCCGTAAGCCCGGGCGTAGGCTTGACACTACCCTCGTCCCCATGGACGGCTATAAGGCCTTTAGCGACCGCGTAGGGCTTCTTGTGATAGGTAATGCCTAGTTCATCGAGTTTCATGAACTTCTCAAACTTTAATTCAGGTAAAGACATAAAGGCCGGTATCTTATTCATGATGACATTAAATAAGCGATCAGTGTGGTTGGATCTGATCATGTGCTGCTCTTTGGCATATTCGCCCAACCGCCAAAGGATATCGACGGTCATGTCTCGATTTTCAGCTAGTGTCTGTTCGTACCAGCCGGGCTTTCCTTCGCTCCAACGTCCGATTTCTGTAAAGTCTGCTTCATCTCCCAATGTAAGGACGCTATCGGGGCGGTAAGCCTTAATAAAAGATATAACATTGTTAACGCTTACCGAATCGTGTAGGGGCACTTGAAGATCGGGCACAACTACTGTTCTGCGCATAGCCATATTTAGTCCTCATCGTCGTCTTCATAGGGCAGGCGATCCACTCGGTCGGGGATCGATGGCAGAATCCAGTCTGGGTAAGCGTCTCGATCAGAAATAATTGCTAGGCAAATATCAACTGCAAAGCCTGCTCGGCGTAATGCGCGATACATCTCGTGCAGGCTAATTGCCCATTGGTCTAATGCATTATAAGTATCGAGATCGATGACTTTCTTTCGTGCCATGGACTTAGTGTGACTTACCCAATAATTCAATTATGGTATCGACACGCGCTTCTAGTCTATTTACCTGGTCTTTGATTGATGAGCCGCCATTAGGCTTAAGTTCATTGAGGTAATGCTTTACCAAAAATTGTAGATAAGCAGCTACTCCGCCAAGGACTGTAACTATTCCTACGGCGATTGCCGCCAAATCTACCGCGTCCATTACTTTTTCGGGCTCGCGTAACCGAATACACCGGCAACGATCGATCCAAGAATGGCGCGATAGTCAAGAGCGAAATTTGATGTAGTACCCCAGACGGCTAGGAATGCTCCGACTGCAATTATTGCTGGATGTTTCATGTTCATATTGTGCCTCCTAGTAACGGGATATTAAAGAACGAGCCATCTGTATCGCCTTGCTTAGTGAAAGAAATATGGCAATGATGATTATGCGGATTGCTTCCAGAATACTTGCGCCAGCGCCAGCCCATGCGAGACGATGCAATTCTTCCGTTGAAGATAACGTAGGCAATACGCTTCTCTCCAGCCTTAGCTGCGAGTCGAAGTTGATCTGCAATATCTGGCATGAGGTCGGGCTTGCCGGACTTATGTACATCTCTATCGACATCGATCGCTCTAACAATTCCATTTTCGTCAGGATTATGGTCACTAGTAGAACGCGATTGATGACGCAAATCACCGACCCACCCATCGCTACGCCGATCTCTATCCGCATAGGAATCGTCGAATTGAAGTCGCAGTTGTTGCCCAGCCTTGCATAAAACTGGTTTCATCAGACTTCTGAGATCGTTTCTGGCTCAACGCCTAAAATAGCGTTAATCTCGTCCTCATCTAACCCAAGCGCAGCTAACTTTGCACGACCTGATTCTACTGCTTGTGCTTTTTTTGTCTCTTCTAAAACTGCAACCGCTGACATAGCGTTGTCAATTAACTGTTGCTCTAATTCCGATTCTGTCAATTCACGCTCAATGACTTCGCCGCTTGTTGTGTCAATTACTAGTTTCATTACTTTACTCCCCAGATTCTAATTCCGCCGTTTGTCAATGTGCTGATAGTTCCTGATCCTGCAATTCTTGCAATGTTAATCTGAGTAATTGCTGCAGTTGTATAGTAAATGCCCACCGATTTAATTACTCTATGCCCTGAAGATCCGTCGTAATAATGGCTCATGCTTTCGTAGGTTTTGAATGACGTGCCGTTTGCGTTGTAAAGATAGAACGAACCGCGAGAAGTGTTTACTATGTTGTTTCCTGCGATGTGAGTTCCAATAATGCCTGGCGTTCCATAAGCAGAAGTGCCACCTTTTTCAACGGCGCTTACGCTCGATCCTAAGGCCTGAAATGCTTTAGCGTCATAATTTGAGCCAGAATCAGCATTAAATCTAAAATCGAATGTAGTTGCGTCTGAGCAATGAATACCATTCCACTCAATATAGAATTCTTTGTATGACGAATCTAGGCTTGTAAAATCGACTCCTGCAGCGCCCGAAGGTGTAGCAGTTGTAATAAGAGTCAATCCGCCGCCAGCAGCTGGAGCGGCCCATTTGATGCCGGTTGCCGCCGTTGAGTCCGCCGTTAATACGTGACCATTTGTGCCAACCGCTAGACGGGCTGGCGTGTCATTTGCAGTAGCTGAAATGAGATCGCCTTTGGCATCGACAATAGAATTCTGAATAGCGTTTGAATCATCCTGAGCAACCCATGAAAAATCTAAATCCGCGTTGGTGGCTTTAGCCAATACTTGACCGGTTGTACCGCCCTTAAGATCGACTAAAGCAGTGTCGATATCTTGACCAAGTGCGGCAATAGCAGTAGCGCCATCCTTTACTAGGTCTGTGGATTGGGGTATATCCCATCCAAAGTTAGTCGTTGTTGTTGCCATTACGCTACTACTCCAATCGCATTTAGCCAGGTTAGGCTTGTGTTAATTGTATTCCAGGTCTCCGCCGCGTTTACTTGTTCCCATTTTACCGCAACTTGCGAGAAGTTCACAGGAGAAGCGTTAAAAGTCACGGTGAGATTGTTTAGGCTCGCCCTAAATGTCCAGCCCTCGATGTAGCCCTGAAATGATCCGCCGGTGATATTAGGCGGAAGGTTCTGTATCCATACTGGTTGGCCCAAGAAGATATTGATAAGAGCGTCTCGGTCAGCGTCATCGATCTCAGGGTTGCCGAGAACGAAGCTAATGCTCTGGAACTTAGGATAAGGGTTAGCCCTTAGTTCGATATATCGATCTGCCAAAGCCTCAGCGTCCGCAACTTGTCTAATGCGAGAAGTGTATTCCTCTCCATAAACTCCATAAATGGATTGACTGACCAAATCTTCAGCAGTATAGGTATGGCCAGCGTTTTGACCAGAATTGATCGTAAATCGATTTCGTAAATCACCAGCGCGAGTCGTGGCTGATAATCCGATGCCGTTAGCATGGTTGGCATCTAATGTGGTGTAACCATTAGCGGCCAAGTAATCCTGTCGATGTGTTTGGTCTGCATACCCGATATTACCGTTTGCATCCTCATACAAGACCCCAAAGGCTGAAGTAGCAATAGCGGTAGCAAGTGAATAAAGGTCTATATTATTTGATGGCCGTGAGATCATATCGTAATCGCCAGGACGATCGATCTCGCCTAGTCCGATATTAACGGCATTTGCCCAAGTCTCGGTGGGATTGTAATTAGCCCAAGTTTCTGCGGCAGGAACATCGTTCCAAGAACCCAAAAGGTAACCTGAAAGAAGATCATAGATTTGATCCCCATCTTTATCTTGAGATAGTTGCCCGGGATCAATAATCTTAGGAAGTTTAGCCAAAGCGCCCAAAGCGGTGATAGTGGCAACTGTGGTGTAACCCCTAGACCCTGCGCTATTTACCGTGATTGTGAAGTCTGAGATATTGCCGCCAAAGATGGGAACATAAACTCCTACTGAATTGGTGACCTCGACGGTTAAGCCCGTTCCTACTGTAAAATCGTAACTTGAGTTGTTTAAATTAAGTAACTGCAATTGGCAATACCCAGCGACGGGTTGCTGATAAATATCTGTACGGCCTGAAGTGATTGTAAGATCGGCTATTGTAATGTTGGATAACTCGACCCCATTGATAAGAACTTTGTAGTCAGGGGTATATACCGTCATGGCGTAGAGAATCCAGCCGCGCCTAAGGTGCCTCTAGCTGCTGAATTATTGAGGACGTTTACGATCGTGCGAGCCGTGCCCTCAGGATCGATTGCCCCGTTCACTGTGATATTTGTTTGGTTAGAAGGCACTGTAACTTTAGGCAATGTAGGAGTCCTAGTGACACTTGGGGTCGCTGGAGTTGGATTATCTCCGCCGCCAAAGAATCCAGACACGGCCGATGCTGCGCTCTTAATGGCATTAATGATTCCGACAATACGATTATAGATATTACTCAAGGTAGATACAAAATCGGCAAAAATGTCAATTGCACCGGCAATAAACTTACCTAATGATTGGAATGCTAGGCCTAAGGTTTTGCCGATAATTGGAGCCAAGAAGTCTTTAGCGAAGTTATAAATTCCCACCATGAAATCATAGAATGGCTGAAGTTCTGTGTTGTTATCTTCTAAAGCTTTGCGTACTGTGTTAAAGGCCGTCGTAACGCCATTGATGATTGGCTGGATGATTTTCATAACTGGCGCTAACTTCTCGCCGAGATTGCTAGTGAAGTTTGAGATTGCCGGTATTACCTTATTGACGATTGTTTCGACCATAGGCGTGATAGCCGTCAAGATATAAGCGCCTACCGTTTCCTTACCTTCATCGAAGGCGATCTGCAAGCGCTCCATCTTGCCTTGAAATGTATCTGCCTTAGCTGAGGCTTGACCTTCAAAAGTCGCAGCGAGTTTGGCAGTGATCTGTTCCATGGACATGGTTTTTAATTCGGTAGCTGATAAGCCAATACCTAATTTAGCCAGTGACGCGGCATTGCCTTCTGCGGCTTTTGCCATGGCATTAGTTACCGCCTCAAGTGACTTGCCCGATCCAGCGGCGACATCGAGAGCGACAGTCTGAAGTTCTTGGGCCTTCTGAAGATCGCCTGTCGATCTTGCTAAACGTTCTAAGGATGGACGAAGTTCATCGTCTGTAACACCAAAGGCTAGGGATGTTTTTGTTATGTAATCTTCAGTAGCCGTGATCTGGTTTTCTGTTGCGCCTGTAACGTTTTTTAATGTTAGGGCTAACTTCTCTTGAGCTGCTGCGTCTGCGATTGCTGACTGGACTCCATCGATGGCGAGTTTGCCAGCGTAGGCAACGGCTGCGGCCCCGGCGGCTGCAAAGGCTAGGCCAGCCTTCTTTCCAAAATCAGATACTTTGCCGCCAAAGGTTTGGACATCTCCATCGGCCTTATTGAGACCCTTGGTAAAATTATCAACGTCTGCTAGGAGTTTGAGGGTTAAGGCTCTGGATGTTCCAGCCATTATGTCCACTCCTTCAAAATCTTATCGAATGAGGCAGTCCACTTAGCGACTATCTCAGGTTGAATCCTGCGTAACGTTGGATAGATAAACCAGCCCTTTGATCCACGACCTTCACGGCCTGACCAGACTGGAAATTGCTTAAACTTGTTTGAACCAAATTCAGAACCGCCCCAGATATCCTTCGTGGTTGCTCCACCTGAAAACTTCTGTGAGGCGAATCCATAAGTAATCTCACCAATACGGCTTGACTTCTTAACACGGGCTCCACTTGCGATGCGCCCAGCTACTGCTCGACTAGGCCGAGAGTTAGCCGTTTGGATGATCTCTGATCGAGCGAATTCCGCCAGTGCTCCCGACTGGCGTTTCGCTTCATCGACTGCTTCATCCGACATACCCTTGAGCGCCTTGAAGACTTGGCGTAATTCAGTCTGGTCTAGTGCTACTTGCTCACTTGCCACGATTGCGCTCCTCCAATACCTCTATAGCGGTCAAGATATCCTCACCTGTTCGCCAATGATCCATAGGGATCTGAGTGGCTATTGCCAGTTCTACTAAGAGTCGGCTTACGCTTCCTCTTGGATGACTTTTGGGCTCTCATCACCGACTTCGACATCGGCAACCGATTCCATCCAGACATCCAGCGGCTTTACTGGCTTGCCCCCGGCATCTCTCTTCATAGCGCTATGTGCTACATAAAGGATGTCCCACATTCCGCCGAACTGAGCAATAACCTTTTTAGTGGTCAATTCCCATTTGGCGTAATCTGGCGGACGCACCTGGTAAGTGGTTTCCGTCCCATCGATATATTTAATTGTTATGTTCTGTTGCATTTTACTCCCGTTTCTATTTTTTAGCTAAAGGTTTCGACTACTTCGCCCTTAGCGATCTTGAATGTAAAGTCTACAGTCTGAGCGTCTGTTCCTGCTCCACCTGCTGTTGGATATTCTGGAAGAATTGGGAACACGAATTGAGCGCCTGTAGCGGCTGTCATTGTTACAGAGATTGTAGTATCTGGAGCTTCTGCCGCTGCCCATAGAGCCTCGCATACTGAGCCAGTCTTACCCCAGTCTGCAAGCATTGAGAGCGCGAATGTACCCTCTACGTTTACAGTCTTATAAGCTTCGCCGTCTAGAGTCTGATAGGTCTCGCGTACGTTTGTCTTTGTGAGTACTGCGCTTGTAGCCTGGGCTTCGACATCTGTTCCACCTGTGAAAGATAGAGAAACGTCGCGACCTGTAATTACTGTGGTTGCCATTGTTTTTCCTTTAGTTTGTTTGCGTGTAGTAGGTGGAAACTCTGATATCTGCCACTAATACGTTAGAGGCTGCGACCTGAGTTACCGTAGGTTTTTCTATTGCTCCGATTGTGTATCCGAACGGGATAACCTTCAGAACGCTAACTACCAACTGTTCTAGATTGTCTAGAGAAGCTGGGTTACTGTTATATGAGACTCCGCACGAAATAACCATGTTAATTTTCATGTGAAGAGTACTTTTATTAATTGTCTCCAGTTCGATATAAGGAGAATCTGGAACGATTGCCACGAAAGGAACTATTGGTCCTTCGGGAACGTAGGAATAGACGTTAGCGGTTACCCCTGTAATGGCGGTCGCTAGCGGCTGGCGGACTGTGTCTAGGATCGTGCTCATTACTGCGCCATTGTCTCGACGTCTAAGTAACTTCCTAAAAGCCCTGAAACTCTATTAAAAAGTGATCGCCCTAAACGGTAGGGGCTTACGTTTGTGAAGTCGATACCTTCCATCTGTCCGCCTGGGGCGACTTTAGAAGAAAAGATTTCAACTGCTACAGCTAGGACGGCTTGCTCGACTGCTGAGTTTCCTACATAAGTGGAAGCTCCAGTAAGCGTAGCCGTACCCGCTGGAATAATGTTTTTATATTTAATGTCTGCGTTTGTGATATCGCAGCTAAAAGTATTATCTGTAACTCCAGAATTTACTACTCTGGTCCCATTAAACGGAGTGCCTACTCCAGCGATTACTACGCTAGAGCCTTCTGTAAATTCATGAATAAGAGTAGTGTGAAAAGTCGCTACATTATCTGAAAGCTCTACAGCGTCTACTGGAGACGAGAAGGTAGTAAGCATAGGCAAAATTACAGTCTCCGAGGCGTTTATCGCGTCGTCTAAAACTGCGTCTGAATATAAAGCGGAAGAAATGCCTAGTACTGCGCGTAGTTCTGAAGCTGTGATAATACTAGGCATTTCTTCCTCTCTAAGTACTGCTGGGGGCGACGATCGGGAGTAACCGCCGCCCCCATGATTAAATTACGCTACGTTTAGCTTACGGAAAGCTGCTGGGTAGCGGTTTACTACTGCGACGTAACCGTAGAGGCCGATTTCGACCTGACCGTTAGCGACGATATTCGCGCGAAGCTGAATGTTTCCGCTCTCGTGGAATCGCATAGCGTTTGAAGGGTAAACGAGCGCGTGCTTAGCGTTAGCGTCGTCTCCTGTGTAGTTAGGATCTACTACGAGGTCAAGTCCTGCGACTGTACCTGAAGTCGAGCCCTGGGCAACGCGGCCGTTAGCGTTCTGTGGCGCTGCTGCTGCGTATAGTGGGCGACCTGTTGAATCTACCGCACCGAGAAGACCTGAGAAGTCGATACCGTCTTCTCCACCTGTGTTAGCTACGAGTAGGCGGTTAGGAGTCATGCGCATAACGCCGAATGATTCCGCAATACCTAGAGCGATTGCCTTGTAAATTGTGCTTGAAGAAGAAGCTGTAGCGTTCTGTGCTGCGATCTGTGCAGCGTAAGCGTCTGTCTTCTGTGCGTAGCTTGCAGCCAACTCACGGAGATATAGGTCTAGGAAGCTTGGGTCTGAACGGTCGAGAAGCTCGACGTCGATCTTTCCAGCGCCCGCAAACTTAACTACTGTATCTTCCTGGAAAGTTACAGCTGTGTCTGTTGATGAGAACTCTGCGGCTTCTGCTGTTAGGGCTACAGTCGCCTGAGCTCCGAGCTTAGGCGTAAAAATCTTCATCCCAGAAGTAGGTAGGGGTGCGCGCTCGATTGAATCAATAAACGGACGTGAAGAATCGATAACTCCGATTACATCGCGAAGGTATGTAGGTGGAACCATACCTGTATTTTCTGCAACTGTCGCGACCTGAAGGGCTGCGACGAGATCGCGAGCGTCTGAATCGCCGCGTAGAGCTGCGATTTGTGCCCTAGCGAATTGTCCCGCTGTAACGTTTGTGTTTACGCGAGGTGTTGAATAAGCAACAGGCGCGTTAGCGGTTACTGTCGCTTCTGACTTTGAGGCTTCTACCGTTTCGGTAACGGTTGCCTCTGAAACGGTTTCAGACATTAAGTCTTCTCCTTCGGTTTTTACATCCGAGACGGTCGCCTCGGAAACTTGGTTATCTACTGGCGCTTCATTTTCGGAAGCTGCTACGGAAGCGACGCGAGCTGAATCGATCGCTGGATCTGTTACTAGGCTGACTTCGATAAGGTTAGATTTAGAAATAACCATTACTCCGTCTTTGTTATCCCAGGCGTCTACTTTGACTCCGACTGAAAAGCCGTCGCGAAGTCCAGAAGCGGCCTCTTCTAAGGCGTCATCTGCTGAAAATGTTTTAGCCAAAACGAAGGTAGCGTCGATCCCTTGGTCTGTGACTTCGTAGCTCTTTAGAAAGCCCAGCGGCTTAGTGCGCTCATGCTCCATAAGTAGTTTTACCTTTTCTGGAACTGAAATAGAGCCACGCTTAAACATAGAAGCGCCAGCGCTAGTAAAGCCCTGCTCGTCCCATGTAACTACGCGACCTGAAATTTCCCGCTTAGCTGTATCGGCTGCGGTTACGTTCATAGAAAAATTAATTTCCATTATTGATTAGGTCCTCTTCTTCTTGGATCTGTTCTACCGACATGGCGCCGATACGATTAAGAATTTCGTAAACCTGCGCTCTTTGTAGCGCGTCGCCTCGAAGGAAATCGTCTAGGTCGAAGCGAATAACTGTTCCTGCTGGGATAAAGTCCGCCATAGACAGGCGCTCTTCGATCGCTGTCATAATTGGACGTAGGGAAAAGTCGATAAGGCCCTTACGCTCGGAGATAGCGTTAGAGTAAGTCATAGAAGTAGTTTCGCTGCTGAGGAAGTAAGCTGGGATCCCTGCCGCTCTAGCTAATTCCAAACTGACATATTGGCGGGCCTCGTTAAGCTGTAAACGAGCGGGGTCGAAACCGAGAACATCGAGAGTAACGTCTGCATTTAAGAAGGCTGTGGAGTTATCTTGTCTCGACTTCGACCACGAATTAATTAGGGAACGAATACGCTCCGCTGTTAGGTTTGTACCGTTTGACTTTAGGACTGTAGAAGGTACTGGGTTTTTAGCGTAGTTTTCCGCCGCCCTTTCGAGCCAAACCGCAGCGCGAACGGTACGTCCTGCGCGATTAAAGAACCCTTCGTCTAGTCCAGGAAAGGCAATAACTGAACCCACGCCAGAGAGAGGCGCCATTTTGCCGTCGATTGCGTAGCCGATAATTTCGGTCATGTTACCGTTATATTGTGGCGTTACGCGCTCGTAGGCGATACGGGTCCAGTCCTGGATACGGCCGTCTGCGTAGAGTTCATTAACTACGCCGTAACCGACTCCATGGCCCCAGATATCGAAAGCCAGCCAGGTATAAACTACCGAGCCTGGGATTCTACGGTCTGGCTGATTAATGCAACGATTAGCCGTTAAAGGCTGTCCTGTTTCCTTAATATATTGCTCTTTAGGTAAAGAACCGATTGTCGAACAGATAATGTTCTTAGCTCGTGAAACGCTTGGAACCGAAAGAGCCTGTAGCGGATCCGTGTAAGAAGTGCCGCCTATGTTATTTAGAATGTTTGAAACTTCGAAAGGTGCTAGCGCAGCGGCAACGTCTACCTGTTGCGCTGGAGCTTCGGATTTTGTCGAAAGAAAGTCAAATAGTCCCATTATAGGAGAATTATACCCTATGTCCGATTTATCCGATAATTATATCTACTTCCGTTTCTGGGCGTGTTGCAAAATGGCAAACCATAGCCATAGCGACGCAAGCTGTAATAACGGCATTAGACGCCTTACGTCCTAAGTACCAGCCACCGTCCTTAAACGGCAATTTAACCGCGCTAAGAACCTGCTGGTTAAGCTCTGACTGTGATCCATGAATAAGGCGACCTGAAGTAATAGCCGAAAGCATTTCGTCGCAAGCCTGGCCGTAGACTGCGCCATCGATCGAAATTACGGAAATGCCAGCGGGCGCTAATCGAGCGGCAACAGCTCCCGAAGTTTGGCGAGAGTAGGCCACAGTTTCGACCTGGTACTTTCTTACCCATTCTGCAATCTGATTAGCCATCTGTTTATCGTCTATGTTTACTGGGTTACTAAAGGTAGCTAAAAGGACCACTTTAAATTTATCTTCTGTTCGCTGGGCTGCAACTAGAGCCGCGTGTTTTCGATCTGGAGATAAGTCGATAGCCATCCAGGTAAGTTCTTCTGGATCTAATTTAAGTTCTTCGACCGCGCAAGCTTGCCACGCGCCTGGGTTAATCGCTGGGTTAATGACTGAGACCCATTGACAAAGAACCTCTGTCCTTACGATTGATTCATCGTCATTAAGTACAGCTCGAAGGTTATCGGGATGGACTGTGAACCCTAGAGACGGGTTACTTTGTGCCGCACCTGCCCAGAAGGCGGGAGAATCATCTACAGGAGTTTCTGGCGGAGCGCTCCATTCAAACCAGCCAATCGGATCGCCTGATCCAGCGATCGCACCCATAGCTCTTTCTCGCAACTTGTTTAAAACTATAGAGTGTTGGTGGCCAGCGTTCGAATAAACTATAACCTGCGGGTTTTTAGAACTCATCTGGGTATAACGCATAGAAGACCAGACTTCTAAGTCCTCGTATTCTCGAATTTCGTCCATGTGGATAGTATCGACGGCTGCGATACCACGGGCGGCTGAGTTATTAGCTCTTACTAGGTATCGGTTTCCATTTTTAAGTCTGATCTCCTGCGAACCCTTAGACTCATACTTTTTAAAGAAGCCTTCTAGTAATTCTGGGGTCGATTGGATAATCTGATCTATCTTAAAAAAGATTTCGGCAGAAGTAGTTAGCTTATGGGCTGTAGCGACCTGAAGCTTCTCGCCTTGCTCATACATTTTCCAGATAATTAGAAGCGCCATAAAGGTACTCTTACCTTGTTGTCTGGCTACGACGACGCCTACCTCTGGGTGGCACCAGCGCCCGTCTGCCTTATATCGGAGCATTTCTAAAGCTAGATATTCTTGCCATGGGAGTAAGGGATAGTCGATCCGTTTACAGAAATCTATAAATTCCTGCCCTTTAGACGGTAAATCTTGCTCTGGAGTCCTTAGGCGTGGCTCTGTAATACCTCTGAGAACCTCTGTAGGGCGATCTGAGCCGTTTTGAGCCGTTTCTGGGGTATCCATACCTATTCGTCCTTATAGTGCGTTATCGAGCCGTTTTCGGGGTAAAAAAGAACAGGGAGAGTCAGGGGTGTCCTGTCGCTCTAAAAAAACCTACCCCCTTTAGATAAATTGCAATGAGAACATACTAGCTGAAGATTATCTAAACTATCTGCTATTGCTGACTCTATTAAGCGCCTTGGGATTATGTGGTCTACATGAGTGCCTGGCATACCGCACCTCTGGCAAGTACCGCGGTCTCTTCTTATAACTTCTTCTCTTAGCTTACGCCATTTAGTAGTCGATCCTTTATTACTTAAGCTACTCATTGCCAGCCCTTACTTATGAGGTGGTTGAGCGCCTTACAGTAATTAGCGTCCTTAGTCTTACTGTCTGTAATTCCGTATCTATGTACGACGTAATACCAGAACTTCCAGTACTGCCTTATATGAGTAGCGTTCTTTAGGCTTTCTAGCTTCATCTGGTATAGCCCGTAAGCTTGCTTAGTTCCGCCTATATTGCCAATAGCTCTAAAGTCCCATCGACTCTCTCTATAAACTATCTCGTTATGGCATAAATACTGTTTATGAGTAAGCGTCTGTTTAGCTAATGCTTTTATCTCTTCTTTGACTTGGTTTGTCGCCTGTGCTTCTAGGGGCGTAGCTACAGATAGAGATATCCCAATAGCGGCGGCTACCAGGCAAGCTGCGCCTTTCAGGCTTGCCCTGAGCCCCTGAAGGGCTCTAGCCGTAGAGCGTACCGTATCTTGGAAGTACATTCGTAAAAGTCCTGTTCAGAGCGGCGTGTCGGTTATCGGTTATCGGTTGAATAGAACCCAGATCCCTTGAAACTAACTCCAACTGATGAGTAAACCTTATGCATTGGTGAATGACAGAATGGACATTCCAAGTCATGAGGCTCATTAATCGATAGCCATTCTTCGATCCTGGCATTACTTTCGCAATTCTCGTTATCGCACTCGAACTCGTAGGTAGGCATTATTCGCCTACTTCTGGATGCATCGACTCAATGTGGCCTAGCATCATTTTGCTGATCTCGATCTGATCTAGGAAACTTGACGCAGCTTTAAGCGAGTAACCGCATAAGCAAGTGTGCATTATTTCTGGCATGTCCGGCATGGCACATCCTTAAATATCCATGATCCACATTGTGTGCATCTTTCGGGTTCAAGTGTACCAATATCGCCCTTGAAATCACCGTAACCTGCTTTGAGCAATAGATCGACCAGATCACCTAGCCGCATAAACGCAAGGTAGTCCTGTGGACTCTTCTCCCCTTGACCATTTAGACGACACGTAACAATAGGCAAGTCACCAGTTTTACCTGCCCGTTTCGTGACCTGATCGATCCACGCCTTTGGCTGGAACGCCGATCTGGCTTTAACTTCCATGTCGAACGGGACATGGGTTATATCTTTTCCAGCCCCTCTACCGATATCTGCATGAGCCCACCAAGTCGATAGGTATCTGGCGACCGTGCGTTCTGTCGAGAACCCTCGGTATTTACGGCTTTGTGAGGCCATTTACAGCATGACACTTAGAACATGACCAGCTCTTATTGTTTAGGTTTACTTTTATGTCCTTATATGGAATTGAATCATTACATAGGCAACATCTAGTAGTAAACGTAAACTCTTCTAAGATTGCTATAACTTCTTTAGAACGGTGAATCTCATCCTCTGTAGGAAATGATTCCCAGTCTCCGTCCTGATTCATAAACTGTAAGCGTCCCATTATGCTCTCGCCTTCTGTCGTTGCCATGCGCCTTCTTTGTTAATTTCATACCAAATAACATCATTAGGAGATGGGCATCTAGTTAGTTCACCGGTGACGGCATAAGGACATTTGAAGTGACCCCAAGGCTTACCAGCCTTAGTCTGTCCCGTCTTCCAAATCATGTCTCCATGCTGGCATCGAGGGATGTCCTTCTCTGTCTGGCCTCCAATGATTTCTTTCACCGTCGCAACGGCTTCCCCCATTGTGGGCGGCATAGTCGCTGGCTTGATAGTCCAAGGGTCGTCCTCCTTTACTACTGGAATATAAGTGCCAGATGTCTCTGCCATCTTTGCTTTCGTTTCATCGATAATCGCTTCAGTTTTCTTAACTGTTGCAACCTTGCTCATTTCTTCACGCGAGGCTCTCTTGCCTTTAGTTGCATAGCCCGCATTAGCCAAAGCACGGCCAATCGCACTCGTCTCGCAGTTCTCAAGAGCGGAAGTAGCATTGACGCCGCGACCTTGTACCGTTTCTTCAGCGAGCCCAGTCGTCCAAGGCCTAGAATCAGCCTCAGTTCGAAAGATACTAGCTTCAACGATAAAGCGACCAGAAGACTGATCCAGTAATTTAGTATGTATCTGCCCATCAGGATGATCCTTCCAAAACTTAATAAGTCGTTCTTCAACTGTTTCGTAATCTTCCAGGTTAAACATATTGCTCGTCCTTTTCTGTGATTAGTTCGCAAGCTAGTGCAAGGTAAGCACACGCGTCGATATAGGAGTCAATGTGATCTGCTGTTTCTTGTAATCTGGCAAGTTTAACTTCGACCATCGCCAGACATGCTTGATGGTCTGAGATTGGAGTTTCGAGCATTTGCTGGAGTCGTAATGCGATTCGAGTCTGATTGATACGAGGATGACCATATATTCGTCCTCGGTCTCCAATGATGTCAGTAGCTGATAATAGGACTTCACTTGCTTTCACACTC